GACTGCAATACCGATCACCACATGCATTTAGCACATCGCTAGATCCTCGAAGGTACAATTCCTACCACCAGGAACACGCGAATTAAATGGGACAACATAGTTTGGCCCACCACTCTTAACAAAATATCGCTTCCACTTTGGTTGAAGCGCCCCATCCTTCAACGCACCAGCAACCTCAGGAGCACAAGGTCTCGTAGACCGTGCAGAAAGAAGAGTGATCAACATAGCAGCTGAACCCCCCTGCGCTTCAATCACAAGAGCAACCTGAGGAGACAAGTTAATACCCTGCCCGCAACAAATCAAACCAGCAACCATAAATGAACGAAGTGGACCAGATTCATCACCGGACTGCTTCGCTCGCGTTTCAGCAACATCCGTCCAGTGAGCAAGGAGGCCACGCCACTTCTCACTACTAGACTGAACTACCCTCATTGGGGTCATAACCTCGATATTCAGCAGCGAGAAGTCACGACTCTCACGAGCCATCCAATCAATCACATCTTTTGGACCAGTCCTCAACCAATCCGAAAAACAATCAATTAGATATTCGCTGAGAGGGCCGGCCATGACAGGACTACCACAAGGCTCAAAAACACCTCGATCGCCTCGCTTTTCGTTACTAAACGCACCAACCTCAATATTACCATTATTATGACGAAGCACCAAATTAGTCCTTTCAATACCACACAGTTTGTCGGAAAAGGTAGAAAAACGCAGCCAATCATCATTAGATTCCTTATCGGGATAGTTGGACTCACACCAACTCTGAAACATGCCCCATTCATTAAGTACCTGCGAATTCATTCCCAAAATGTAAGAGATCAAAGGCTTCGCAAGAATACGAGCAGGACGCACCTGACCATTCAAGACAATACGTTCATAAGATAGCACAACAGTTCCATTAGATAGTCCACTCCCCAAGATCGCAGCGACGGCCATAGTGGTTTATGTCTGGCAGATGACACCGGTGTAAATTGTC